CTATTTTGAATATGAATAGACTGTAATACATTCAATAAATACATCTTTGTATTCTTTATCCAATTCTTTCGCTACTTGTAACGCTTCTGCAATTGTTGGAATATCTTCCCTTATGTCATTATTCATAAAGTAATTACTATCCATTGCGTATACTCTGTAAATCATGTCTGTTACTTCGATAGTGCCATTGTCGTAAATCATTTCTTTCCTTCCTTTCATCATTCAAGAGCTTCTTTGATTTCTTCTGGTGTCAAAACGCCAAAGGAATATTCGATAATGCTTTCTGTTTCTTCATCGTATAGCGTGTATATATCCGCTCTGATTTCATGTGGTTCATGATAGTTTTTCAACACTTCAAATTGTGTTTCGCAATATCCACCATTCCAATCTTCATATGCTTCTTCTTCCGTTTCAAATGTTTCCATAATTTCTTCAAATCCTACTCTACATCCATAACAAGCATCAAAATAATCATCTTCTGTTAAACCATTGTTTAATCTATCCTCTGTCAAATCAAAATAAACTGTACTGCATTGAATAGCTAACATCTTAATCCTCACTTTCATCTTCCCAATATAGGCGAAACTCCAATCTAAATATAAATATTCGGCTCTTCCAATTTCCATTTATTTTCTTCATAATACTTCTGCCAGTATTTTTTCCAATCTTCATATAATCCCAACTGTTTGATAATTGCTCTTGCTCCTCTCCATTTAGATAGAGCTGATATTCTCGGCTCTATATATTTTTCGTATTTTTGCGTATACATATATCGCAATGTTGTTTTTGAGTAATACCTAAATACTTCTTCCATCTGTTCTTTTGTAACCGTCTTGTTTTCCATGATGCATCTCCTCACATATTTTCATTTACATATTTGTCCAGCTCGTCACCTAATCCCATATGAGTAAGGCAGAGCCAATAGCCGAAAGCCAGTATTCTATTCTTCTCTTTCCATGCTTTACTCTTATCTAAACTATTTGCTTGTTTGGAATAAAAGACATAATCCTCAAAAGCATTATTCAAATATGATTTGTGTATAACTTTGCTATCTGTTTTCATTTCTAAACTCCTATCTAACTATCATGCAAGCGATAAAATAAATCTGTACCAATATTCCTAACGAGAGTAATGTAACATCTCTATACCATTTAGATAATTCATTCTTCTTCATTAGCTGTTTCCTCTTCTTCCTCTTCCTCTTCCATCTTGTCAATTAATTCTCTGATTTGTTCGCAACCTAAATCTTTTCCTGTATCGACAATGTATGTAACTAAATCGTGTAAATCAATCGGAGAGTTTTCTGCATCCCAATATGAGAACGATTCTAAATAAACATCGTGATAAAAATATTCATCGTTCGGATTGAATCGACCATAATAAACAAAAGATGCAATATCTAAAGCACTCGTCTTTCTTTCCTTTCTTATTTCAAATAATTCTGCTGATAGTGCTTTATCGCTTATACTCTGATAAAGTCATTCATGTATACACGATGATTGCGAAATACAATGTAATCTCTCGTGTTGGTGTAATGAATCTTCAGCTTATGAACATCTCTGTAATCACAATTGGGATGACGATAAAGGACAACTAAATAATCATCAATGTCCCAAATGAATCCTTTACTTTCCAATCCGTCGAATGCAGAGAACGAACAAAGAGCTTCGGTTTCTTCCGCAAAATACTTAATTTTTTCCTGTTTCGTCATGGTTTTATATCCTTTCTTTTATTTGGCTTGTTGCCTTTACTCTGTCTTCCATCTTCAGCAATGGAAGACAGTAAAAAGTAACAAATCAAATGTTATATTCTTCTCCAAAGAGAGTATCTAAAGCAAAGTGAATACCTGTTGAAAGCTCGTAGCAACGGATACTAACATCAAACCACTCCCAATCATCTTCACGAAAGTGTTTTCCCAGCTCTTCGTTACTTACGCAAAACTCATCAGCAAAAAGCGTTACAAGCTCCAAATTGTCAATGACATATTCTCTTGCTTTCTCTCTATCACATGTGTAGGTTCCGCAACTGTTGCCAGTAACATTGTCATTGTCCCAAAGAACATCATTCAGGTGTTCTTCTAATCCGTCACGATTGTTTTCCCAATCCGTCAAGTTGATTTCTTCCTTGATGTAGTCAAGAACATCGTTCTCGATTGCTTCCATGTAGTCATATGTGTTGTTCATTTTGTTTTATCCTTTCTTTCTTTTGTTTTTTAGTTGATTTTGTTCATAACTCTGTCATATTCTTTCCAATAGTAGTAAATGATTTCATACCAGCAACCACCATAAAAGAATTTGACTGAATCTCCATGAGATTTAAAATTGAAGGAGAGAAGATAATCGCAAGCTGATTCGATTCGAATCTCCAACTCTTCGTATTTTCTACCGCCAGACATAAACCGCCGTATAATGTCAATCAATTCCGAATATGTGTATTCTTTGGCGTTGTTGTTGTTGTTGTTGTTGTCTTCGTTAGAAACGATGATGCGGAATTTCGAGAAGTCAATCGCTTTATGCTCCTGTTCTTCTTCTTTCAGCTCTTCCAAAGTTTCGATTTCTTCCTCTGTTACTTCCTCTTCCTCAATCCAAATGTTGATGCAGGTATAGTCTTCGAGTACAACTTCGAGCCTTGCGTTTAAGTCGTTGATTTTCGCGAAGCGATATTCGGAAGATGTCGAAGGATATACAGGATACCCAGAACGAGATGAGAGATAACTGTCATACTCGTAGTCAGTCGGGAAAATGCTGTCAGCAATTTTCCATGCTTCCTCTTTCGAAGTCGCAGTGTAGGATGTCTTGATTGCTTCGTTTTTCATGATTTGTTCCCCTTTCGTTTATCTGATATAATAATACCATATTCTCGAGAATATGTAAAGGGAAAAATGACAAAGAGTGTCATAAAACATGTCATATTAAATACATGACATTTGTCACATGGAAACAGCTTCGATTTGGCACATTTCTTGCGTAGGTTTTTTGTTCGATTTTGAGGAAAAAATGATGATTTGTGGAGCAATTCCAGTTGTGCGCTTGGTTGGCTCGAGCGAATAGCGAGTTTTTCGGAGATGCTCCTCTTAAATCGGAAGTTTGCCATTTAAACCAGAGATGGCGGAGAGCATCGGCGGAAGTTTGCTTCGTCTGCCTTTCCTGTTTCAGCTCTCCAAATCTCTGGTTAAGTCTGCATCGCAGACTGTGCTAACAAGGATACTTTTGCAGTCTTCAGCATGGAGTTGAATGTATTTTCAATTCAATCATTGAAAATTCAAATATCTGATGTTCATCTTTCCGTTTTCCTCATCTGACAAAAATGGCATTATACTATGTGACAAAACCGCATTAATTGGATGAGGAGGGGAACGAAAAACCATGAAGTCGGTTCCAACCCAATTCCGCCCCGTGAAATGCCCCAATAATCTCCAAAAAGTCCAATATACTCAAATACCAAACACATACCAAATATAATACAACAGCGGAGGGCAAGGACAAGGACAGCAAAGGCAACGACAACAGCAACGAAACCAACAACACCCACACCGGCAACAACACCTCATCGCTCAACACGGCAAATGGTCTTGCCCTCGGCGCAAAAATGCGAGCGGATATTTTTCTTTCAAATTATTTTCCCAATAAGCGCAAAAATGCACGTTCAATTTTTTCTAAGAATATTATTTTCCTATAAGGGGTGGGTCCCCTGCTCTAAAATGCAGGGGGCTATTATTTTTTTGAAAAATTTTTCCCTTTAAGGGGGGGGGGGTTGACGTATTGCATTGAAGGTGGATGAGAGAAGGAAAGGGCGCCGCCCTTGGCGTCAGCCTTTCCTTCTTTCCTTCTATTCTTTCTTTCTTTTAGTTCCTTCTTTCGTTCCTTCTTTCTTTCGTTCTTTCGTTCTTTCGTTCTTTCTTTCACGACACCTTGTATAGACAACTTATTTTATGAGGAAAATGGATAAAAAAAGACCCTGAAAGCAAGGGAACAGGGTCTTTTTCAGGGTAACGGCCGTCAACTGAGAATTCCCGCATTTGAAAGGAAAAGCCGTGACCCTTAACTGGGGAGCCTGTGTTTTCAGTTTCAGGGAACACAGCGAACCTAAGTCCAATTATCCCCCTCATGAACGGGTGGACTACAGTCAAGTTCGTCCAATCCCCTATCATTTGGGTAGTTCCCTGTGAAGGGGTCGAACCTTCCGACTCTCCGGCATCCTGCACCGACAGACAGGGAAACCAATAATGGTCAAGACAATATATATTATAACATAACATTTCAGGAAATAAATATATTGAAAAGGTAAGCACTTATGCGTTATAATACAATTATGGAAGAGAAAAGCAAACACGCACCGTATTTGACAGCGGCACAGAAAGACCAGATATTCACTTGGATTCGTGCTGGGTACACTGCCCCTCAAATCGTTGGGATGGCGAAGAATCAGGGGTTTCACGTTACGGAAAAGAACATCTGGAACAATTACACGCCGCAGGTCAGGAAAGATTTTGCGGAGCATATCTATAATCACGAGCTTCATAAGTCTTGGTTCAATAAGGAATACAGGGCGCAGAAAGCCGCTGAGATTGCGGAAATGCTCTACGACCATATCATGAACGGGGAAATGTTCCAGAAGGAAGTTATCGAAACCCCTACGAAGAACGGGATACAGACTACCGAAAGACCCGTCTATTTCGCTGGGATGATAAAGAATTGGAAGGATTTAGTGGATACCATCAGTTCTGAACTCGGACAGCGGAAACAACAGCTTGACGTTACCTTCAATAAGAACCAGAATCTAAACCTCTCTGTTTTGGTGGATAAGATTTACGAGCAGGATAACTCCGTGGATAAACAGATTGAAGGGGCTGAGATAATTGATTTGCCATCCCCTTCGGATTTCTCCGATGAAAAGGGCTTTATGCAAATCGTTGATGAGCAGACTGCCCCTGAAGTCAAGGAACTGACCGAAAATAAGGACGATGATGACAGCGACTTATTCTGAGAAGGAAATTGATGCCCTTACACGGTATATTCAGGACTGCAAAAAGGCTGGGATGCCCAAAGACCAGATAGACAGGTTTCTTACTGCCGCCTATTTTCCTCATAAGAAACAGATGGAATTCCACGCTGAGTGCCGAAAAGCTGAATGGAATGATGTCCGCTATATCCTCTGCGGCGGTTCCCGTGCTGGCGGTAAGACCCGTTGCGTCACTTCTCAGGCTGGCATTGACGATGCCCAGCGTTATCCTAAACTCAAGATTCTCTTTCTTCGGAAAGTCCAGAAAGCCGCACAGCGTTCCTTTATTGATGTCACAAAAGCCGCTTTCGCTGGACTCAATGTCAAGTTTGAACAGAAGAAAATAACCTTCCAGAACGGCTCTGAAATGATTTTTGACGGGTTCAATAAGCTCTCTGAATTGGATAAGTATCAGGGTCTTGAATTCGACCTCATCATTATTGAGGAACTCACACAGCTACCTAAGGAAATCTTTGACTTTATTGATTCCTGCTGTCGTTCCTCTCGCCGTGACGGTTGGAAACCTCGGCTTTACCTTACCACGAACCCTAATGGTATCGGTCATCGGTGGGTAAAGGAAAAATTCATCATGCCTTTCCGTTGTCAGTCTGAAAAGGAAACCAGATATATACCGTGGAACTATACATCAAATCCGTTCATAGATAAGCAGTACGGCACTTATTTGAAGGGTTTGGGTGGTGAACTCGGCAAGGCTTGGCGTGATGGTGATTGGGATTTGAATGAAGGTGCGGCGTTTGCCTTTGATGAGCGGAGACACGTTATATCTAAACTGCCTGAATTTGACAGCAAATGGATTACGCTCCGTGGAATCGACTATGGCTATGCCGCCCCTTATTGTTGCCTTTGGGCGAAGTACAACCCCCATATCGGGAGGGTGATAGTCTATCGGGAAGACTATAAAAAAGGTCTGACGAGCAAGGAACAGGCTGAGAGGATTCTCATGCTAACGGGTACGGATGAGAATGTCTTGGTCACCTATTGCGACCCTGCCATGTTCGGGCGTAAAGCGCAGGAAATCGTAACATCAGACGAGGAAGTATACAGAAACGTAGGAATAAAGCTCACGGCTGGCTCTAACTTCCGTGCGGACGGAAAGCGGAAAGTAGACAATCTGCTTCTCGATAAAGCGGACGGACAGGCTGGCTTGCTGATACACAAGTCGTGCGAGAACCTCATTGCCCAATTGGAGACTCTCGTATACGATGATGACAACATTGAGGATGTGAACACACGGCAGGAAGACCACGCTTATGATGCGTTGCGGTATCTTCTCACCCGTGTCCATGACCCGATGGGGAATGTGTATCACAGATTGGAACAGGTAAACAATAACTACGCTGTATACAAGGACCTTTTCAGGAGATAATATGGCAAAAAATGAAGACCTCTTTGAAGATATAAAACAGCACGCCAATGACCTGAAATCGCAGTATTCCAGACGGAATCAGGAGTTTGAGACATATGAAGATATGTACCTGATGAACGGCACTGAGGGGACACGGGGCAATGAGACTGTGAAAATCACGACATCCCCTACTGCACATAATAAAGTCGTTGGTGCGAAACGATTACTGCAAAGCCAGAAAGTACGTTTTGATGTACACTCAAACATTGCCACAAAGAACGAAATAGACCAATTGGAGCAGTTGATTTCCCTTTGGTGGAATAATATGTACTCCGTCAGCGGTAAACCCATCATGAATGAGATTATCCACTCGGCGGCACTGTACTCTGATGTCCATATTGGGCTTACATTCTTGGAAGATTACAAAAAATACAACGGAAAAGACCCCCGTATCGAACGTTTAGCCAGACGGACCCCCATTCTTTTTGAGGTATGGAATCCCCGTTTCGGGTATGCTGAACGGGATGCGCTGGGGCTTAGTGCGTACTATCAGGAGCTAAAAGTTCCTTTTTCCTACATAAAGCACGTTTACGGCAGTTTTGTCGATGAAAAGGATGACAGGAAAGAAACGACATCCGTTACCCTGAAACGTTTCTGGGATTTGGAAAATTACTGTATCTGGTATGAGGACATCATGCTTGACTGCGGTCCGCACGGACTGCCCTGCATCCCGATTTCCGTTTCCAGCACGGAAGGTTCTGAACTCTTTGAAGACCAAGAGGACAGGTACGAACCGCTTTTGTTCGCTTTGAAGCGTTCATCCCTTTGGGAACGGGAAAACCTCATCCTTACCACGCTCTATACCACTGCGGCGGCTATCGCTTTCACTCCGACTTTCAAATGGAAAACGGACAGTAATGAGGACCTTCATGTGGAAATTGACGATGGAGTCCAATATTACAGACTCAATAAGGGCGATGACGTAGAAGCTATCACCAATAAGGGCGTGTTCACAAGGGAGATAGGCGATGTTGTACAGCTTACTACCAACCTTATTGACAACAGCACGGTCTACGATACCGCTTTTGGCACTGGCGGCGGTTCTTCTTCTTTCTCGGAATCCACGCTTTTAGCACAGGCGGCTCGTTTACCTCTCGTACCGCTTCAGCGGACGGTCGGTTCTGCCATCGGGGACATCGTACAGATTGCCCTCGACATCATGAAAGCGAAGGGTATCAACTTCAAATTCGGTGAGGTGGACATCAAGGCAAAAGACCTTCCTGAAGATATGGTCGTTGACGCAAAACTCGATGTCATTCTTCCGCAGGAACGGACTCAGCTTGCCGCTACCGCTTCGACTATCAATGCTAACGGTCTTGCTTCTAAGGAATGGGTGCGTTCTGAAATCATGGGTATCCCGAATAATGAAAAGATGGAACAGCAGATTGCCCGTGAAAATGTCTCTCAGGCACTTACGGAATACTACACTCAGAAGATGGTCGCTGAATTACAGCAGATTGACCAGCAGAAAGCCCAGCAGGACGAATTAGCCTATCAGCAACTCGTACAGCGGAATCAACAGGCAATGGCTCAGAACCAGACGGGTTACGATATGGGCGGTATGCAGAATATCCCCGTAGGCGTGGAACAGACCAACCCAGCCCTGCAACAGATTCAGACTCAGGCTATGATGAACAATATGCCGCAGGGAACTGAACCACAGGTTCCAGAGGGAACGCTTTCACCGACAGCAGGAGTAGCTGGCGGTATGCCATCTGAAATGATGGGCATGATACCTCAGGGGATGTAATATGGCAATAACAAGTGATGTTTTGAATGAGATTTTCACAGCTACGCAGAACGATATGCAACAAATCATTTCTGCGGCGAAATTGGAATTTTACAATCCAGAAATCGAAAGAGAAACAGTGAGCATGTGGTTATCCCTTCCTTTGATTTTTCGTGAAGCTGTTACTGCAAGGAACCCGAAATTAGCAAAGGAACTCGATAACAAAGCGGAACAATTCCGCAAGGGGGACAAAGACTATGGCATCAAATAAAATTAAAGGAATACTCAATAATGCCGTTAACAAAGTCAACGAAATGGCTAATAAAAATAGCGAAGAAGCATGGGCGGCGGCAAAGGAAGAAGAGCGAAGGCAGGAACGTGTAGCGGCTCAGTCATCTGGCGGCGGTGGTGGTGGCGGCGGTGGTTCCGTTAGTGGAGCAATCACCCCGACAACTACTACTCAAACAACTACCCCAACTAATTCTAACCTTGGTACTGTATTCAACGTTAGAGAAGTTACCTACGACCCTGATGGCAGTCAGTGGGATAATGTTATTTACAGTGATTCAGCTACTAATGCTAATACGCAGAAACAGGAACAGTTGGCGGCTCGGCAGAAGGCTACATCCACCGCAAGCACACCTTATACGTCCTCAATATCCGCTGGATTATCCTCATCTTCTTCAGGTTCCTCATCTTCTTCAGGTTCCTCATCTTCTTCAGGTTCCTCATCTGGTTCCGCTGGTCTATGGGGTAAACCTGTTGACTTATCTGCCGCTACCGAATGGGTGAACAGCAAGCAATCCTCTACACCGTCCACAACGACATCTACATCATCTTATTATGTAAATGACAAACCTCTGCAAACTGTAGGGGCAAGCAGTACAAACGCAAATTACGGAACTGTCACTCCTGTTGCGAATAAGACAACTACTTCGGGAAGTAGCGGTAGCAAATCAAGCGGTGGCAAATTAAATGAATATTTGCAATCTACTTATGACGCTTCGCAAACCGCCGCACAGCAAAAAGCCGCAGAACAAGCGGCGGCACAAAAAGCGGCACAAGAGGCGGCGAGAAAAGCACAAGAAGAAGCGGCTCGTCAAGAACAGATGAAGCGTGAACGGGAACTTGCGATGGAACAACTCCGTCAGCAAGAGGCGGCTCGTCAGGCTCAATTAGCAGAACAAGCCCGTATTGCTGAACTTCAGAGACAGGAAGAAGAACGAATCAGGGCTGAAGCTGAACGGCAGAGACAGGAGCAACTCCGTCAGAGACAATATCAGGCGGCGCAGAGAATACAAGAGGCGGCACGACAGGCTGAAGCATCTTCCAACTCTGCTGGTTCCGTTACTGTTCCTACTACTGAGGGAACTCCTGTAACCGAAAATACAGGCGGTACTACAACCACGGAATTTCCCCCATATGGAAGACAGACAGGAATTGTCGATTTACTTACTGACCTGATTGAAGAAGGTGCGACAACTACGCCGAAAGGCGGTAACATGGTTCTTCCTGAAGGGTATCAGACCAGACCTGATACTATGGGTGGTGGTGGAACATCTTACTATACTCCTTCTCTTGGGCTAAATACGGAGCAGGAAGGTGCGCCAATTACTACAACAAATATTAATCAGAGAACTTACGACCCGAAAGAAATTGCGAAAGAATTACAGAAAGCTGGCGTTCCTGTCAGTGAAAACGCAAGTCCTGACGAAATTTATGACCAATGGCAAGCGTACTTGAATTCTCTTCCGAATTACAATGTTTCTCCTGATGAAGAATGGTCTAATATTGTCGATACGGGTTCAGTATTAGGCGGCACGAACTTCACGGGTAACAATCGTTACAATCCTTATGACGCATTGGCTCGTAGCAATAGCGGTTCAAGTACAACTAATCAAACTCTGGAAAATGTTTACGAACAAGTTAGAAGACTTCAGGACAGGATGCGCCCTGATGTAGCTTATCCTGATGTTGTTTCTCTTTATTCATCTTCTAAGGAAGGAACATATCCTTACGCCCGTTATGGTGAGGTAAATACTGTACCCGTAGCTGAAGGTGCTAACACGAATGGAATGAGTCCTGAACAGCTTGCGTGGTTGCAGACCCCTGAAGGTCAGGCGGCATATGCGAATCAGTTAGCTAAACAGGCAAATGACGCAACATTGCGAAATGCGGCAAACCAAAACGATTTCAGTCTCAACCCCCCGATTATTAGCGGCAGTGATGTAATGACTATCAGCCCTGAACAATCGGAATGGCTAAGTACACCAGAAGGGCAAGAAGCATGGGCACGTTCTCAGACTCCTGAAGCACAGGAACAGGCGAAGCGTGACAGACAGAAAGCACTCTACGAAATCAATCAACGCAACTCAGCAGACGAAAAAGCTCGTAGGCAGGAAGTTCAGCGGCAGAACGCTATAAACAATATGGTTTATGGTGGTGCGGCTCAACCAGCGGCTAACGGCTATCCTGATGTCGCTCCGAGTGTGACTGATATTACAGGTCCGCAATTACCGAGTCCACAGGTAATTGACAGAAATTCTCCTGATTATGTACCGCCGAGCGCACAACCTGAAGGGATTAATATAAATCTTCCAAATTTAGGAGATATTATTGAATCCATTGGCGATAAACTTCCGAATATCGGGGATAAAGTATCGAATGTTGGGGACAAGGCTAAGAATGTTGGTAATACTGTCCAGAACATTCTTGGTGGTTTACTTCCTAAAGGCTCTGATATTCAAAGCATCCTTGACGATTGGCTTTTGAGCAGAAATGGTAATACCGCTCCTGAACAGGAAGTGGTTGACAACTATCGGAACGGTACTCCGCAAGAACAGCGGTACGATGCAAGATACCCGAAAGTGCTTTCAGACGAAGAAGCGGATTATATCAACAATCCAGAAACGGGACCCGAATTATCAGGAACAAATATTCCTTCCTTTGGGGATGTTATTCAGGGCATCCTTGATGATTGGCTGAACAGCAAAAATGGAAAGGGTAGTAAAGAAAAAGAAAGTCCTGACAGCACAAGTATGTATGTGAATCCAAATCTTGATTCGCAAAAAGATTTGTCTCCGCATAGTACAGGCGGTGGTGAAGGTATAGATATAAATCCAGACAGGGAACTGACAAAAGAGGACAGAAACCTTATTTCTGAGTATACACTGCATCTTGCAAATCAGGGGTTTTCTCCAGATAAGGCAAGTTTCATTGCTGAATATGCGGTACGGAATGGCGTAGACTATAACGTTGCCATTCAGACAATCGCACAGCAGGAACCGGGCTATGTTGCAGATGCCTACAATCTCCCGTGGTTTGACTTGCAGGGAAATCCGAACGATACCCTTTCCTCAATCCTTGAGGGCAAATGGAATATTGATTTGCTGAATGATGACCAACGCAAGAGTGAGGATTACGCACAATTCCAGCATGAGGGAGATGCAGAACGGATTCTCAATATGTTCGATACCGAAGACGGATTCAGAGGATTGAATATTCCTGAAGAACTCAAAAAGTATCTTGCTGACAATAAATGGACATCCGCTGGAAACCTCGATACTATCGCTCTTGGCGTTGAAGGTCTTATCAATACTTCCAACCGTGATAATGTACAGCTTATTGATGCTTCAAATGAAGATTACCTGAACGCTGTAAATGAATTCATCAAGGCGAATCCTACGCTTCAGGCAATGGTTGGTAATGGACAGCTTACCGCAGGGGATATTATCCGTCACTTCTTCAAAGCAAATAATACGATTGCTTCAAATACAGACGTTAGTGAATATCCGACACATTACGATTACGCTAATGGCACTGCTGGCAGTAAGAGCGGTTCAAGCAGTTCCGGCAGTTCTGGAAGTTCCAAAGGCAAGAGAGTTGTCAACTTCATTCCGAGCTATGGTCAGGATATGGAATACGGTACGAAACTGCCTTACGGTAAATATTCCGAAGAAGACCTCAAAGCGGCTGGAAATAAACCATACACGGATAAGAACGGGAAAACTCAGTACGAAGGGTATTACTACTACAATGGTAGCTGGTATCCTGTAGACCAAGAAAAAGCCGCTTACTATAAGGCGAATCACAACAGCTATGACGGTTGGACTGAGGATAAGCGCAAGTATTATCAGACCTTTGGAACGTATTATGGCTATCGTCCTGATTGGCGTAAGGCTGGCGGTAAGAATGTCTGGAAAGACAATAACAATACTAAGAAGAAACGTTCTTACAGTAGGTCTTCAAAGTCATATTCTAATTCCAGCAGTACACCTACCAATTATTACGGTACGCAAACTAATACCACGCCAAGCAATAGCTACACGGACAATATTTTCCCGTCCAATACCACGCCATCCAATAGCACATCACTCAATGATGTTCTGGAAACGGAATACAGGACCAATTTCAATGGTGTAGGAAGTAATCCGAGTTATAGCAGTGGTTATCTCAGTAGCGGATACAGTTACCCGTATTACTACAATGGATATGGCTACGTTGATTCCTACGGGAATTATGTAGACCCTGAAGTTGTTTTGCAGGATTTGAGAAGAATCAATAATAATACTAAAAACTGGTCATTCAATGGCTAAAGGCGGTAAACAATGGCTGGAAAAAGTGTTGAAGAATTCCAAAATCAATACTATGATTACGAGCAGGGGGCTGAAGAGTCCCCTGCTTACGATTACGATAGTGTGCGTATCAATGACCTCATCTCTTATGATGAGCCTGAACCGAGTCCAGAAGTTCATTACTCTGAACCGTCTGCACCTGTTGCGATAACACCTGTCGAAACACCACAGGAATATCCAAAGCCTGACTACACAAAACGGCTTTCTGAATATCAAAGTGCTTATTACGATGGGACGGGCGTTCCTGCGAATGTTTCGGATTCAATGAAACAGTTTTCTCAGGTGAATGTCGCTACTCAGGAATACGCCAACGACATCCAAAAACGTATCATTCAGGACTATTACGGTTACCAGAATGATGACAATTATCAGGGTATGCTGAGTAAGACATACACTGAACAGACTTATGATTACCTAAAACGTAAAAATAAAAACGCCAATGATACAGCTTGGTCTGAGCCTGACCCAAACGATGAATTATTCAACCGTATGCCGACTTGGATTGAGGGGTTTGACCTTCAGCGACAAGGTGAAGCGAAAATAGCACAACAAACCCCGACTGACAAATATACTCTTGCTGAACAGAACGCCTATAACAGCATGACTACTGACGCACAAAGGGCAGTCATGGACGCTAAAGATACTGAGCATGGCAATTGGTTTCTCATGTCGAATTGGGATAAGGCGAAATATCTCCTTATTCCAAGCAACAATAAAGCAAAGGTGGACGATGCCCCCGAAATAGTGAATACAATCACACAGAATCTTTTGCCTACTGTGATGTCTACTGCGGCAGGGTCTTTTGTCGGCAGTACGGCTGGCGCAGTTATTGGCGGTGTCGCTGGTTCTGTTATTCCTGTCGTTGGAACTGCGGCTGGTGCGGCGGCTGGCGCAAAAATCGGCGCAGACATCGGTGCTGTTGTATTTGGCGGTGCGTCTGTAATCCAAGCCGTTACAGGAAAAGAAGTTCCTGTTGTCAGCGATATTATGACGGGAATAAACTATGTAGGCGATAAGACAGAACAATTCCTTGGGACACGCAGTGCGGCATATCAAGAAGCAAAAAGTATTCTTGGCGAAAATGCTACGGCTATTGAACTGTACAAGGAAATGGGCGAAATCATGTCTGACCCAGCCAATGAGTATTTATGGGAAGTAGGTAAATATTCATACGAGGTCGGTTCTGGTACGTTCATTGATGAGTTGACAAATACGATTTATAACACTGCCGTAGATGTATCCAATAACCTTTTCGGTACGAATTACGAGCATAGGGACATCAATGAAGTAAGTCGCAATAACCTTGCCCGTTCAGGATGGGAAGAAACAGTTGAGGGAACTCGTGGCGGTTCTTCCCTGATTCAAACCTACACCCCAATATTCACAGGGCTTGTCGATGCGGCAATGGCGCAGGGTTTCACAAAGGAAGAAGCGGTAGAATTTGCCCATATGAATATGCAGGATTACATCCTGAATTATCAAGGTACAACAGGGCTTGTCAATGATTTTGTTGCTCAATCTTATCAAGACCCGACAAACTTCCTGAGTTATGCCACAGCGAAAATCGCACAGGGAGTCGGTAATCTCGTTGGTGACCAATCTCTTGCCAATGCTGGACGGGCGGCGGCTGGTAATCCTATTATTGATGCGCTTGACCCGATTTCACAACCTATTGTCGAAACACTCCTCTCGCCGTTTGACAGGAATAATAAGAGTACAGTAGACATTCTTAAGACGCACGGCTCTCAGGGATGGGATGTTATCCAGAGAACTTGGAGTAACAATCTCCGTGGCGAACCTGAAGCGAAGAGCCTGTCTGGAATACAGAAAGCTATCGCAGGGCTTGACGATGAGGGCAGAATCAAGGATATGTTGCCCGTACAACACAACGGGAACAAATTGCATGATTGGCTGGCGGATTTCTTCAGCAAGACTGAAGAGACAAAAATGTACGACATGGCGCAGGAAACCACTACATTTGTCGGTGATTTGCTGTTCGATAAAGGAATCAGACTTGAAGAACTGCCTGACATCATGAATGAAATCACAGGGAAAGCACCTGTCAGGGATGATTCTCCGCTGAAGGGCAGAGAAAATTCTGCTGTCATGAATACCCTGCGAGAAGGGTTTGCGAATGTTCCAGATGATGTAATTGAAAATATCACAATGGATGTGATAAATTACCGCAATTTTGGGACAAATCGGGAAATCCTCAATACGGTAGCGGATGAACTCAAAATGAAGCCGAAAGATATTCTTGACGCTTTGGAAAATAAAAAGGACGGTTCTGAGGTTCCACAGGTAAAGAAAAACGGTGTCGAAATCCAAAAGGTCCGTGATGACTTGCTGAAGAAAATAAGAAGGGAAGAAGTGACTTATACTGACCCGAAAACAGGAAAGGTCTACGATACCGAAGCAGTCATTGAAAATATTGACAAATTCAAGGGGAATAGACAGCAGTACAGTGAAACGTACATGAAAGCGAACGTCCTTTCGGAAGTTGCTAAAGCTGTTGACGATTACAACCTGAAGCGTTATAACATCGAACCTGATGAGTGGTGGTCACGGATGTCAGACCTCACGAAATCAATGCAGTCTGTTGCTCTGTTGAATTTCAGCCCGTCTTACATCGTAAATAATTTCCTGAACAACATGATTACCCGTACTGTTACGGGAGTTGGTGGTGTTGAATCGAATTATGTCAAAAACCTGAACGAAGAGCGTGGGTTATTCTTCTCCCGTAGTGATGAGGATGTACAGGCAGAAGCGTACCACAATACCGCAGAAACCATCAAGGGAAATAAACGCAAGAACGATGCTATCCAGAATTTCAATGACCTGTTCATAAAAGCAACTGACAACAAGATTTTCAAAGGCGTGAATAATATCCCGATTGAAAAGATGGAAACTAATGCGGCGGCTGGGCTTGGCTTCAAACGCTATTGGGATGCCACTTGGGAGAATAACCTTCCTGTATTTCCTAAAGAATGGGATTTGCTTGGCATTGATGACGCTACAAAAATGAAAATCCACGACATCGCACTTGATTCCCCGAACTTCGGTGAATTTATGAAAAGGTTGTCGGGAGAAATAACTTTCCCAAGTGCGGATTCCGTAATTTCCAATGCCCTTTCTGGATTAGATGCGAAATCTAAAATGATTCTGAGGGACTATATCAGCAAAACTCCGTGGATTTCCGAAACGCTTAGTGATGCCCTGAAGACGAATGATTTGAATAAAATCGGGCAAGCTATTGACAGTCTGAAAGCCAATCTAACGAATGATATTGGTTTCAAAAACGTTGTACAGCAAGCGTCTACGTTCGATGCATACCGCACGATATTCTCAGGTGAAGGTATTCCGTCTATTGCTGATGCCCGTGACCTTATTGATAGTATGCATAACGGGTTGTGGATTGACCAGACAAAACAGAATGTCAGTTTGTTCCTTGATAGAATCGTCAAATATAAAAATAACGAGCAAGAATTCAGACCAGCTTACGAGAGAAACATGATGATGCAACAGGGCGATTATAACATCGTGCGTGGTTACGATGTTATGATAACTGCGGCGCAATGCGAAAGCCTTGGACTTTCCAATGACCTGTATGTCAAAGCAATGGAAAATACCATGCAGAAATATGACATCCATCAGGAACAGGTACGGCAGAATCACTTACTATATGTAGAATATGGCACAAAAGACAGTCCACAATATGACTATGAGTATTATAAAAAATCCAGACTTGAAATGCTGGAAAAGACTCAGGCGCAAGAACTCCAATGTGATACCGAACTGAATAAAATCATGGTCGATTATCTCCGCAAAAATCTTGACGGTTCAAAAGACAGAATTGATGTTTATGAAAATGCGCTGAATGATGTCATTGAGATGAAACGAAAGCTCTACGCCAAAGAATTGACTGACCTTGAAAAAACTTTAGATATGGAATCTCCTGAAGATAAATGGAAATACTATTATCAGCAAAAGAAAATAAAGGAAAATGCAAAGAATAATATTGATATTCGTCAGTCACAAGCAAATGATATTTTCAGAAGTCTCGACAGCGCAATAACGAAAGACCCGAAAGTCACTCAACCGATGAGTTTAGATAACACTCTAAAGGTCATGCTGATTATTGACGAAGCAAATACTAAGAAAAGTAATCAGGGCGATTGGGTAAAGCATTACGTTGATAAGTCTGACCCGATGAAGGTATTTGAACCTATTGATTATAAGAACAGTAAGGTAAACACATCGTTCTGGGAATATGCTGAACAAACGATAGACCCGTCCAGAAGGGCGGCTATTCAAGTCCTCTATGACAACGGCATGGCTGTTCCTTTAGGAGAAGCAAATACTACCACTCAGAATATTACACAGGTAGTCAACGAATACAGGCTTATAAATCCAAATGCCGAACTGAATACAAGCGAATTTGTTCAGGCAAAATGTTACCCTGTAAATACTCAGGACGGTACTGCTGTAGCAGGGGTCTACCATAATGGTGAGCTTATCGGTTATGTCATTGACGGGATGCAGACGAAGGTACACGTTGGCGATAATGATTTCCCTGTTATCGGAATGTCAAAAGATACCCCGAATACTTACCTTGTTCTCGTTCAGGATAGGATTTGGGAAGTTACTGTAGGAAAACCGAATAACGCTGAATTTTCCCCGTATGCAGAAATGAATTTCCATCCTGTACAGCAGAACGGCACGCCTACTATTGAACCATCAGGGTCAGCATATCTTGAAAGCTCTCAGCCTCTTCGTGAGTTCTTTGACTTGCTTGAAGTACAGGCAACAAAGTCCCTTCAGGATGCGAGAAATAATAAATCAATCCTTGGTGACTTGACTCCTGAACAGCGTGAGGCTGTAATGGATTATGCCAATAACAGCATGAAGCAAGCCTATTCCGCACAGCGTTACCAGACGCAAAAATACGGTGATGCAATGGTGGACTTCGCATTGCTGAACTACAACGACCGTTACGGTTTCGATAAAGCACTCACGGCGGCATTTCCTTATCAGTTCTGGATGACCCGTTCCATAGCAAATTGGGGAAAGCGGATGATTACACAGCCGAAATGGTTTACTTCATACGCTAAACTTGAAAACCTCATGGAAAAGAATAAGCGTGATATTCAGCCCTCTGGTCTGAACGGTACTGTCGGTCTGCTGATGCCGAATATGGGGGATGGAATGGGCAGTACGATTCACTTTGACCCCTTCGGGCAAATATTCCCGTTTCAGCAGTTCTACAATGCCGCTGACTATTGGAACTATAACTACGGCACTGTGAAAAACAATACGCTCAGAATCATTGAGGAATACTATAACGATGGCAGACCTCTGTATGGTCAAATCATTACGGATGAAATGTATGAGGAGGCAATGCAGGGGACGGGCGAACTGTTCAACAAGGTTTTTGAAGAACAGAAACGGCTGGATGAATCCGATTTGGGCGCAACAGGGTTAGCTTCAATATTCATCAAACCGAATGTGCTTGTGGATGCTCTTATCAAAAAAGCAAAGGGCAAAGACGCAAGTATCAGCAATTCCCCGATGTACCGATTAGGTACGACCACTAAGGCAATAGGTGATGAGACAAGCGCAGAATGGTTTACAAACCTCATGGGCGATATACTCCAGACACCTGACAAACTATTCCGTAAAGCCCTGAACATAGAGGCAAATCCTGACGGGAACTTCTTCGATTACTACATTACGCAATACGTTACAAATATGTGGATTGAGGGAGATATTTCTGAGGACGAGCGGAATAACGCCCTTATCAACAGAGAGGGCAGAGCCTACGATGAAGCTATTTACAGATACCAACAGCAACAGGCTATCCGTCAGCAGGGCGGTGCGCTTGGCGTGGAAATCGGTCAGAGCCTTGGCGGTAACAAATCTACCTCTGTAATGGACATTGCAAACGCCGCATTAGCTTCAGCCTTTGGCGGTAAGGTATTCCCGATGGGAGAACAGATTTACCGTGAAGAAAGACAGGTGAAGAAAATCGTAGACGAAGCAAATGATAAGGAACTTACCTCTGCTTTCTATAAGCAGTTGCCGCAGTACAGCGTACATAACTGGACTTACGAAGATGATGAGGATGTCAAGGTGCATAAGGTTCTGGTTTCTACGGTATGGGATACCTACAACGCATTACCTTCCACGCAGAAAACAGCTTTCGCAAACGGGAACGAACGATTCAGATACTATTTCCTTGACGCAGATACACGGGCTACAGATTACATTCCTGACGATGAACTGAAAACTTGGATTCGGACGATGCGTGGTGAGGATATTGAATTCACACAACAGCAAATCAACCAGCCGATGCAGGACGGTATCAATATCAAATGGTACGCCGATTCTGTTCAGAGCGATTGGGAGAGATTGCAGAGGGACATCAATGCGAAATTCCCGAACTACAAGACGCTGAACGAAGGGTATGCGGAATGTCCTGAATCCAAAAAGAAGCAATACTTACAGGACTTTCCTGAACTGCAACAGGCATGGGATTATAAAAAGGCGGCTCTCAGGGCTAATCCTGCGCTTGCTGTTTACGATAATGACCGCAGTGCTTCATATAATGTCGGGGATGAATACGATAACCTTACAGATGCGCTTCAGGATAAGCTCACGGATTGGGTAAAGAAGAATCTTAACAATTACCTCAATAACGGATGGAAGATGAACGCCGATGCGGAACACGCATTGAAGACCGTGTACACATCTCTCGGCACGAATATCCCTTATGAGGAGTGGTTGAAAAATGTCAGTAAGTCGTATTGACTTACTGACATTTTCAGATATAATAATTAAGTAGTTATCAATCACATATATTTATATGTGAATAGGTATAGGAGAACAATATATATGTCAGATGAAAATATGAACGCCTCGTCAGGGCAGACGAGCGACCTTGGTGGGAACGCCACTTATGGTGTCAACGATTCCCAGCAAGCCAGCGTGAATGTTCAATCGTCGGATAACCAATGGACTGAACGGGATAAGGCTATCTTAGCCAAGGCGTATCAACAGGCTCAGAGTCTCGTAGATAGGTCAGCAAACAAACAGTCCAGTCAGTTTCAGGGCATGATAGACCAATTCAAGCGTGATTATGGTGTTACCCTGTCTCCCGAACAAGCACAGGAAATGGCACTGAATCAGGCAATGAAGTCTTCGCCAAATGCACAGCCCCAAGCCCAAGGGGATGTACAGCCAGCAGATGTACCTGACCCAGCCTATCAAGGTTTTATGTACTATCACGGGGTGCGGCAAGATTCTCCGCTCTTTCGGGATGTCTTCCAGATTCAACGAACTTTAGGTGTTGAATTGGATAAGACCGATGAAGAGTACCAAAAACTAATTCACCCCGAACGGAAATACAAACCGCAAGAATTTGTGAACGCATGGAAACAGGCGTGCATCAATAAGATGGTGCGCTTGCAAAATGCATCTCAGAATGGCACGGCAGTCCAGAATGATGTCAACCTCGGCAGGATGCCTGTTATTGGTGGACAGGGACGGAAAGCTCAGAGTTATGACCCGTCACGTTCTGGAAAATCCTACCTTTCTGCGTATTTGAAGGATAAGGTGAAATGAGCGAATACTTAACTCTGTCTGACTATCAGCAGAAAAACCCAGATGCACTGCTCTACAATGGTATTGTGCAGTGTTTCCGTGAAGAGTCTCCTTTCCTCGACCAAGTGAAACTTTTGAACGTTGGGCGAATGAAGGTTGAGAATCTTCGTGCTGGGAGTATGTCCCAGATTAAGAACAGAAAGATTGGTGAAGCCCGTCCTGAAGTTCTCCATCAGAAACCTGACAAGGTTGAAGATGCGCTGTTCATCTATTCCAACCGCATTGCTGTTCCTAAGGAGCTTGTTGACTACAAGGACCCCAAGAATACCTATGACCCGTTGGAATGGAACATTGATGCTACAGCGAAATCAATGGCTCGTCAGATTTGTGACGATATTGTCAACAATACTGCTACCGCCAACCCCGATGCCCCTGTTGGTCTGCGCTACCGTGTCATGAATGACCTCGGTTCCGACCAGCGTATCCCTGCATCTGGTACGAACGGTACTGCCCTTGACCTTGACCCTGCTGGCGCAAGCTATGCCGCCAACATTCGGCAGTTTAAACAGGTCATGGATGAAGCGAAAGCACAGTGCGCTAAGACTCCGACTTTCTGCCTGTGCAACCGTGATTTCATCACCTCGCAGTCTCGTATTTGGGCTGACAGCAACTACCTCAAATCCACTGAGGATTCCTTACACCGTATCTTTGAAGATTGGGATGGTGTCAAGTATCTGGACATGGGCTACAAGTATGATGACATCAACAAGGTCATCACGAGTAGCGAAGACGCCTACGGTGCTGACGGTACTCCGGGCACTGACCACTGCACTTCCATCTATTTCGTTACGATGGGTGAGGAATATTGGTCTATGGTTCAGGCTGAAGCTATGAAGACCTATGACACTGCGCTGGATGAAGAAAAAATCAATTATGTGACTCGCTTCGATTGGATTATCGGTCACATTATTACTCATCCTCGTTCCGTCACCCGTGTTTACGGTCTGAAGATGAAATAAGGAGGAACATTATGGCATACGATTACAATACAATGTTCTTCAATACGACTGCCGCTACGACTGCTACTGCTACTTCTTCCGTCATTGACTTTCACGGTCCCGACCTTGATGAAGTGGATTACCGCATTGTTGTGAATGGCACGGTATCTGGCACTACGCCGAAAATCGTCCCGACTCTGGAAACTTCCGATGACAACAGCACGTTCAGCACGGAATTCACTTTCCCCGATATTACTGCGGCTGGTGAGACTCACAAGAAGTTCCGTTCTCGCAAACGCTACCGCAGACTCAAGCTGACTGTCAGCGGAACTTCTCCGTCTTTCGGTCACATTGAAGCTGGGATTGATTCTGGCGCACGCTGGACTAAGGAATAAAGATTCCTCTTATGGGGGATGGGGATTACCCCCATCCCCTTTTTTTATAGAAGGTGAAATATGAATTATTTAGTAGACATCTCAGGTTGGGCAGAAACCTATGAAGAACTCTGCAATAAAAAAGGAGCAGTAGAGGGAGAATTCTATAACGTACTCGATGGGAACCCGTTTACAACGTACATGAAAACATCAACGGAAGAACTGAACCCCATCGAAAAGCAGACGGATGTAGTCGGTTGGTACAAGAATAAGGCTGAATTATTGAGTAATGTCAAAAAGCCAAATGACCAAGATGTCTACATTACGGGCATTAGTTCCCCTTATACCAGATGGAAAGCTACAGTCAGGGGAGTAGATATAAAGTGGGAAGAAGACGGTACGGAAGAATTGAAAATCCTGAAAAACTACAAAACAAAAACTGGACTTTTAAGAGCAAAAAACGTACTTAACTCAGAAGAATTCTATTCTGTTGGCGAAAATGCCCCGTATGAGATTTATGGTGTACTTCCTGCGTGGGAGCCGATTGGTTCATTCATTTCCAGAACAGGCAAAAAACTGAATGAATTTGCCAATACAAAACTTTCTGTCGGTTCAGTTGCTTTTGTTCGTGGATTATTCTACATATTTACAGAAGAAGGCTGGAAACCGATTGAAATCAAAGAACCGATTGAAAACTATCAGAAACATTCCTATGTAACTAAAGAGGGAACAAACATCAAAATCCGTGAAGGTTTCGTCTTGGGTACATTGGAATTTTATACTCCGAGGACATAATGGCTACTCTTTTTGATGTTACTCTCGATTTAGCCAGACACGCCAGAGGTGTGAAGCGGTATAAAATATCGCAGATTGCCGATGGCGGTCTGACTTTTACTTCACCAACGATGAAGAATATTGCAGGGGAGTATGTCAATGGTACGGTCTGGATTATGACAGGGGACAGTGCAGGGCAATTCGCCAGAATCAAACGTGCTGTTAATCAAAAAGTGACAATGGAAGACGATGCCCCAATTGTTGCGGTTGGGGATGTTGTAATGATTTGTCCTTGGATTGACTTTGACCTTGATGACCTCATTGAAGCAATCAACTCCGTCCTGTACCGTTACCCTGTTTATAACTACAACGATGAACTCACTTGGACGGGCGAACTGTTCTACGAAATTCCTGAAGGTGTATCTGATATTCGAAAAGTGGAAATTGAAAATACATCGGGTACGCTGACCACTTCTCATTGTTGGATTGAAGACGGTCCAATGCTCACATTCCATTCAGCGCAACCGCTTTATAAAGACGGTGGGGCGATGATTCTCTGGTATCGGATGTATCACCCGACATTGGACAATGCCCAAGACGGTCTGCACTCTTGGATTGATTTGGATTATCTCCGTAATATGGCATTTCTGCACCTGTGGAGGAATATCATCATTATCCAGCATAAGGACAACCCCGTTGCCGCTGATATGTATAACGAAGCAAAAATGTACGAAGCAGATTATACAAAGTTCAATATTCCTGAAAGAAGGATTCCGTTACGGTCATTCTATACGAGGTAAGCTATGGGCAGAGTAAATGTCGATTACCACGAAAAGCAATCCATCAGCGATATTTTTACACTGACTAACGTTGTAACGAATGAGTCTGTAGCCCTTATTCCCTCTGATTCCGAAGGGAATTTCTCTTGGTCTGGTATTACGAAAGCCCCGTTGACACGGAACGCAATGCAGACAACGCAATCATCAGGGGAATGGTCTGACTTGGAATATCCTTGGCAAGCTGTCCAGCAGGAAGATTGGGGCGGTGGTAGAGGAAATCTCAGATTTTCCTCAGACAAATCCAGATTCTTTGATAGCAAACGGGCGCAGACTGCTTACAACTCTGTTATTTACAATGCTCCTCTTGAATATTATTCTGACGGTAGTATTTCAAGAGTAATCTCAACAAACTGCCCGCAATCCCTTCATTGGGAAAAGGTTCTTGAATCAAAGAAGTATATCGGCGTAAAGTTTCTGAACGTTTCGGCTACTACCAGCGGAGAAATATATATTCATCTGCGGAGAAGGGGAACACCATCCGCTCCGCTTATTGCTGAATTGGTTACATCGCTGACGGCGAATACTGCGCTTTATACCCATCAGTACACGACTACAGAAATAAACGACACGCTTGCGGAATTCCGTAAATTCACGTTTACGAGCGTTTCCCTGTCAGCCAACACGAACTACTATATCAGGGTCCATTGCAACAGCGGAGATTCCGAAAACTATTGGGAAATCGGGTGCGGTACTACCAATAACAATAATACGAGCATTTCTAAAAACGGCACTTCATTCACAAGTGCTACGTTTGAGATGCTTTACCGTGTAGCAAATGCACAGACTGACCAAAGATGCAAATTTTTTGAGTACGAACAGCTTCAATTTGCGGTACGGCAACAGGGAGAAAACGGCACACCTTCGTTGTTGATGAACGGTGAAATCGGTAAAGCAACATCTTGGACAGGAACGACTCTAACCGACTCCTCAAAGTCTTGGACAACTAACCAATGGAAAGGTGCGAGAATCGGGCTTGTCTATCAGGTTGGTGGGCAATCTCACGTTGATTGCTGGAGAACGATTGCTGGAAATACCGCTACACAAATTACTGTAGATGAGGGCTGGACGATAAACCCGTCAACGAATACTGTATTTATTATTAACGATACTCCTGTTTGGCAGACGATTACAGGGCATGGTTTAACATCTCATGTCACAGATATTCACGTTATCAATGGGATAGTTTACTTCGCACAGGGCGATTATGCCAATGTCATAAAGATGAGATGGAATAACGGTTCATTCCAATTCAAGAGTCTTAGTGTATCAGCAACTTTCCTGCAATCTGTCAGAGATACCTCGGCAATGATGCTTTACCGTGCGAGGAATGACGGAATTGCAAATAAGCGTACCGTGGAACGTTCTGTTCTTCTCGACTGGATGTCCTCTGAAACTGCATGGACAACTGTATCCACAGCTATTACCACTGTACCCAGAGAGGATACATCTGAAACGAAATCGGTAACGACTGTTGAGGTTACTCCGACCCCTGAAGTAATATCCGTATCGCAGACAACGACAGAAACAACTGATACCGCAAATCCTGACGAACCGTCTGGAAGTGTGAGCAGTACGACAACGACTACACTTGGCGGTCAGACAGCTAAGACTGTAACGAAATCTCAGAATCAGGCAACAACTAAATCAACAAGCGGAACACAGACAACCCTTACAACGACTGTCACAGGCAGTGAAACCGTTGAGGAAAAAGATGTCGCTAATCCGTCTTCAAAGACAGTTACCACTTCAAACGCCAAAACGATTGATGGTGTGGTCTATACAGATACAGAATCAGTAGCGAAAACTTCCTCTGTTTCCGTTTCTATCAGCGGTAATAACAAAACCACAACGACCACTGATTCAACTACAACGACCACGCATACTGCACAGGAACCGCCGCTCAGAACGTGTATCGTCACTGAATCGAAGGACTTCTCCAATTGCGACCACGACTCTTTGCAGTATGTCATTACGATTTCAAACTTCACCTCGGATAATTACACGGGGGCTTGTACTATCACCCTTCAGGAATCAGAGGACAACTCTGCTTTTACAAATGTTCAGTCAGTGGTAGCTAAAGGAACGGGCATTTGGAGAATCTTTGCTCATTGCAGATGCAGATACCGCAGATTTGAAATTACTGCTACAGGCGAAAACTGCACAGTAAATAATATCGCAATCACGACCTCGCAAACACCGCACTTTGAGGACCCGATTCTCCTGAAAGATAATTTCGGAAAGATTACAAGAATCTTTGAATACGGTGCAGAACAGGAAAAGAGCCTGTATGTCTTTCAGGAAGGTATGGTTTCCTCTATCAATAAGACGGGAACTACTAACGCAACCTATCACCTCGACAGAATCAATATTGACGAACTGCAAACGACTGCCGACCAATGGAACGGTATGGCAGTAGGGACATCTGATGTATATCTGCTTTGGGGATGGTTGAACGGCTTGCAGAGATTCTATAACACTCAGTTGGAAGGGAAAGGTCCTGACTTGGGCGAAGGACTGCCAGAAGATATGAGGGGACGGGTAACACAGATTCTTGCGTATCCGTCAAGTTTCTTTATCTCAATTGATGGCGGTACGGATGGTTATTCTTCCGTAATGATGCATAACGGTTCAGGATGGCATAATCTGTATAAAGCCCCGAATAAGGGAGAACGTATCTTTGACATAGCGTTTCAGCCTATTTACGGGGAAAGACCTGACAGAATGTGGGTACAGGTGGGAGATGATATTATATGGCTCACAATGCCCTCTAAAATCCTGTATGCCCTGCATGACCTATATGCTGAATATACTCATGAATCCGTAGTAGTTTCCTCATGGATTACAGGCGGCATGGCAGAGGTCAATAAGCTGTGGCAGAGCCTTTCCATTATGGCAGATAACCTCGATGGCACTACTTGCTGGATTGAAGCGGATTACCAGCTTGACGATGAAGAACAATGGCATCCTATTCCCGAAAATCCTTACAATACAAGCCCACAACAGGAAGAGGATTTCGCCTCAGAGACAGAATCGGTAAACGGTAAGAAACTTCGTTACAGACTGCGGTTACAGACAACTGACATGACGAAGACTCCGAAAGTCAACGTTGTGCTTATAAAGATGCTTGGAAAGGTAGATGTGAAATTCTCCTACAGTTTTGCTTTCAGGAATATAAAATATAAGCACGACCTGACAGGAGAATACGAAGAGCTTGAACCGTATGAACTCGACTACATCCTCGATACTTGGGCGAACGATTTGGCTACATTACGCCTAAATTCCGCTTACAAGATATTTGACAACAAAAAAGTATTCTTGGATGCTGTGCAGACATCCGTCATCAAGGAAAAGAACGAGGGCTATCTTGGGATGATAACCCTGACGGAGATATGATGGCTCGGAAGAAAATCTTTCAAATAAACGCACGGAGTGGGCTTGGGCTGAAAGTCAGGGGAAGACCAGCCCCGAAAATTATAAGACCGAAGCACGAGCCGTTTCCTGAAGTAAAACCGATACAGGGCATGATGCCAGACTCTAAAGAAGAATACTGGGTAGCACTTGCCCTGTATCGTTTAAACCTCGATTTTGAATTTCAATATCAATTATTCGGGGGCAGGAAATACCGTGGCGGTCAGGTGGTTGACTTTTGGGTATTTACCAATCCATTGCCGACACCAATATTTGTGCAGGGTTACTACTTTCATTATTCGACCGCAGAAAAAACGGCACAATCAAAACTGAACCTGATGTATCTTGAAAGCAGACTTAGAGGGAAAGCAATGAAACCCGTGGAAATCATTGATATTGAAATTCCGACTCCTGAAGATGCCTATCAGGTTGTGAAACGGAAACTGCACCGATGAATAATAAGCGATTAATAAATAGCTATATATTATTACGAATACAGTATAATTGCTATATGAAGGGGTATATGGTATGAATGACGAAACTCCACGGTACAACATAACGATTCATGCTGGTACAGACTACCAGATAGACCTTTCCATCATCGCCGATGATGACACTGAACTGACAAACTACGGTGCGCTTATCTACGATGAGATTCTTCGGGATGGTACAGGCTCCACAATTTCTTCTGAAATATACAACTTGACAGACGATTGGACTCTATCTGATGAATGCATCATCCTTATCGGCGATGGTCAAATCATCGTAGGCTCATGGGTATTAGAAGCTCAGTTGCGAGAATATCCTGAAGCGCATGACCATTTTGACTTTGACATTTCCGTAGATACAGACGGGTACAAGTTGGCACTCAGCCATGAGATAACGGAGAAAATCCCTTGGACTCAGGGAGTCTATGATGTCTTTATCACTAATGCAGACACAGGTGTGAAATCAAAGCTCCTCTACGGGGATGCAAAGATTATAAGGAGAAGCACAAGATGACAGATAATGCGGCAAAGTTTGACATTATCATCCACGCAAACGCTGATTATATTATGACGCTGACGGTCACGGATTCTGACGGAAACATCATGAACCTGACGGGATATACGATTACCGCTCAGTTGAGGGAATTCCCCGAAGCCCATGATTATTTTGAATTCACTACAACGCATAACGGTTCGGGCGGTCAGATTCTTATGGTCATGCCCCATGAGCGGACAGAGAAGATTCCCTTTACCCAAGGCGTTTACGATGTCTTTGCGGAAGATGGGAACAACACGATTGAGAAATATATGTACGGTGATGTGGTAATCGTACCATCCGTCACCCATGATTAGGAGAACATTATGGCAGATGTTTCGCAAGTAAAAATCAATAACGTTACCTACAACATAAAGGACACTACCGCACGGACTACGGCTAACGGGAAAGTAAGCAAGTCTGGCGATACCATGACGGATAATCTAACGATTGCGGCGGCTACGGAACCTCTTGTTATTACTAAAAACACAAGTGCCACTTTAGGAAATATTCCCGCCCAAAAGAAATATTTCGGTGGTATTGGCATGAAAGATAGTGCCAATGTTACAAGCGGATGGGTGGAATCATCGTATGATGTGAACGGTGATTCCATCATGAAGATTAATACAAGAAATGTTGTCGGTGGGGCTGGCGTAGACAATGTGCTCGATATTGTCGTAAAAAGTGATGGAACCCGTGTGATTCGTCCGAGCCATCCTGCCGCTTGGCGTGCAGGTATCGGTGCTGTGAATATTGCAGGCGATACCATGACGGGGGATTTGCTGATTTTAAGTGACAGTGAAAAGAGATTTTATGTAAAGCGAAGCGATTTAACCATCGGCACAGCTCCTGCGAGTGACACATATGTTGGAACATTTAGCACAAGAGACAGCCAAAACAGAGACTTTGGTTTTGTATCATGGTTATATAATACGTCAAGGCGTACAGATGCTATGTTTGTCTCAAGAAATTACGTAAGCGGTTCAAATGTAGACAATGCGGTGCATCTCTATGTAAATAATGATGGTACAAAAAGCGTTGCCTTAACAGACCCAGCCGCTTGGCGTAGCGCACTTGGTATAGCAGACAGTGGTACACTATCCTATACAAATGCCACAAAATTCTCTGGAACTATATATTACAGGAAAGTCGGAAATGAACTGACCGTATGGACGGACAGTTCTAATGTGAAACTTGCAAGCGCACTTTCTTCCGCAAGTGTTACTTTAGGACAGTTGCCGTCAGGATACCGACCATCTAAACAAGCTTATTATTGGGCTGGAAACGCAACACATCATGGCGTGATTACTATTGACACTTCTGGAAATATGACTTTCTGGAAAGACACGAACTTGGCGAGTTTCGCATCAACTGAGGCGTTGTGTTTCTGCGTCTATGCATTTACAAGTAATTCATAAGGAGAAAAAGTCATGACTTATAACGAACGAGATTTATTACTAAAGAGTACCGAGTTTGTCGGGAAGGTGAAAATTGCACTCGCCGATTGGGTGAACTATTGGGCGGTCAACGGGACGGGAAGCATCGAAGACCCTGACCTGAAGCAGTTGACGGATTCCTTTATCAAGGTCTGTCTTGAGAATCCTGATGCCTATGTCAACAAGGTAGCGACCCTTGCTATCAGCGAGTCTGCGGTAAAGGATGCTGTCGAGGTGACCGATGCCAATGTCTCCACGGCTGTGGTTCATCTGATGAGTACGGCTCTGGAATATATTCTGTAAGGCGATGAAGCACCTGATTAAAAACGCTGACGGTACATTTACCGTGATACTGCATCTCAAAGAAGACGAGCGCAGATGCTTAAAGCGTTTGACAAAAACCCTTGGAATGAATGACTTTGAGGTAATCAAGTATTGTATTCAGTTAGTTGCATGGTGGAGCAAAAACCAGATAGAACCAGAGGATGAAAATGGATATACTCAACAGCCTTAGTCAAGCCCTCTATCCCGGTCACAGGGTAATCAGAGTCAAGGGATTTCAGGCGGCAAAGGATTATCCAATGCCGAGAGATTCAGAGGCTATTATGCTTGACGAAGACCCTGCGGTTTCGTTCATTTACATGAAAAAGGTGGATGTAAATGGCGGCGAGATGTGCGCCCGTTACAAGTACGAGGAAGACCCCATTCCAGAATTCAAGCCTGAAGCGTATATTACGAAGGACGAATTCAACCAGAAATTTGAGGAAATGTTAGATGCCATCAATTCTCTCAGGAAACACACAACCACAGCAGACGAATAACAATCCTGTCGGGGCTGTGAATAACCTCGTACAGCAAATTATGAATTCTGCAAATCCGCAAGCGGCTTTTCAGCAGATGCTAAATAGTTCCCCTGATTGTAAGAACGCAATGAATCTGATACAACAGTACGGGAACGGTGACCCGAAGCAAGCCTTTTTGAATTATGCAAGTCAAACAGGCAAGCAGGGGATTGCACAACAAATTTTGTCCAAACTCGGCTTAGGCTGAGTTCTTAGTTTCCATAAAGGAGATTGATTATGGAAATGAGTTCGACTAACCTTTTGTGGTTTTTAGCCTTTGTCTTCCTTGCTGGGGGCAATGGATTTGGGGGACTGTTTGGGAATAACCGTGTACCGATGGGACCGCCCCCTGCTACTCAGGCAGATTTGACAATGGGTCTTAATAATCAGAGTATCATGAACGAACTGAACGCTTTGGGTTTGGCTACTGCTAATAATAATTATGAGACTGCCCGTCTTATTTCTGACCAGAATCTTCTGATGGCAACTCAGAATAATACCAACCAGATTAATGTTATTCAGGGTTTCAATCAGATTGCTGGAAAGATTGACGCACTCTCCGCACAGATGGCAAGCTGTTGCTGTGAAATCAAGACGCAGATGCTTCAGGATAGGCTCGTTGACGCACAGGCTAAGATTGTGGCACAGCAGTCTACGATTTCTAATAACGAACAGACTCAGTACCTTTTGGCTCAGATGGGTAAGTGGGTAGCGAACGCTCCTGCCGCTACCGCATAAAAGCCTAATTCTCATGGAGAGGGGATAACTCCCCTCTCCGAAGGGGGACTATGCTTGAATACTTAAAGAAACACATTCTTGAAGAAATAGATGGAGCGCAGGACTATTGGACAAAAGCCCTTGAACATAAGGGTACGGAATGGGGTTGTGTGTTTCGCAAGATGGCAGAGATGGAACTTGAACACGCTAACGCCCTGACGAAGATGTTCAATAAAATGGAAAAGCCGAAAGCCGTTACCGATGCCGAATATGCTGAAATGCATAAAGCTATCCTCGATGCTTATGCAGAGGGCATGGGTAAAGTCGAAGCAATGAAAAAATTATATTGGGCTGAATGAAATGAAACTCATAGTCAAAGAACATGTTAGTGCAGTAGTCCAGCCCGTAGTCAAAACCTATACTATTATTACTGAAGCTACTGACTCCATCAATAAAATTCCGCTTTCTATCGGGTTAGAAAAAGGCGATATTCTCGTTTATAAAGGTGCTGGAAAAATAGAAAGACTTCCCGTTGGTACGAATGGGCAAGTGCTTACTGCGGATTCCTCTGCACCTCTTGGCATTAAATGGGCGTGAGCGACCCGTTATACTCCTGATTGCCCCGTAGAACGATTCTACGGGGCTTTTATTATTTACCCTATAAACTATCGCCTAACGACCTTTGTGCCTGTCTGATGAAGTTTCCTGTCCATTGGGGAGTGCAATCTTACATCCTCGGCGTTCTGCAAATCGTCTATATTCAGATACCGTTTCGTTACCTCAATATCCTTATGGTTCAATGCCCTCGATACCATATAAATATCATGGGTGGAATTGTATAACTCCAACGCATAGAACCGCCTGAAGTCATGGAAATGATGCATCCTGATTCCAGCCTCAGAACAAAGCCTACGGAGAACTTCCTTTGCTCCGTAGGTGGATAATGCTACCCCGTCCATTTTCAGCCAGAACGGGTCAGTGGGTTTCACATCCTCTAAGCAATTCAGATATGCTTTGACAGCTTTTGTTGTGGCAGAACCGAAAGAATGAATGTGATACCGCTGGTCTTTTTCATGGGTTATTATTTCAGCGTTCTTTATATCTACATCCTGCATCTTCAGTTCTAATAATGACCGTCTGCGGATTCCTGTATCCGAAAGAATCATAATCATTGCTATATCCCTCTCAGGGAAATTGCTGTGCTGTTTGGCAGTCTTTATCATAAGCTGGATTTCTTCAGCGGTTATCCCTGCTATCGGCTTTACCGTATATTTCTTCAGGCGCACTTTCAGCGTTGGGCATTTGCTGTCGATGTCGTATTCGTTCCAATACCAATTCACGAATGATTTCAAATGTCTCCAAATGAAATCCACTCCACCCTGATTATGCTCTTGCGAATACTCATCTATGATACAGCGCAAATCATCCGCAGTCACAGCGGACAATTCATCCTGTGTTAATTCTGTAAGTTGGGGAATATAAATTCGTTCGCCTAAATCCTTATAAATGGATATTGTCGATAACGAACATGATGTGCTTTTATCCCGAAGGTATTCGTTGTAGATGCCCCTGATTGCTCCCTTGCGCCGTATCAGTGGGTTACTTTTGCATACTCTCGCCATTGTGAATCCTTTCCTTAAGAAAACCTCGCAACGGCGTGAGTGTGTGGTTACGGGGTTCTTCCCCGTAACCTTAACACAACTGCGCTTTGATTTGCGCCCCCAGAGGGAGTCGAACCCCCAACCTCCTGATTCGAAGATGGGGCTATCTCACGCCGTTGATTTACTCGTAGAAATACTCTGTTTCTATGCTGATAAATCCCCTTATCAGTTGGTTACTATAACGGTAGATATGAATCTACCAGAACCCCTAATATTTCCCAATTATTTACTTCTCTTCTTGGCACTTCAATAGTGCGGACATGAGGTGCAGACAGTTCAATATTTGTTGAACCCCAATGCAGTTTCTTGTAGAGGATTTCTTTTGAATCCCTTTTCTGAATTATGACATAATCACCGTCAGCGCATTGCTTCTGTTGATGGAATATTAGGTAATGGGATTTTGCCAGATAATCTGGTTCAAGAGTATCATCCCGAACGAGAAGGGCATAGCACTCTTCACGGGGATAATCTTTGATTTCCGATTCTGTGATTGAAATATAATCCTCAGTCCAAAAAGAATTTCGACTAACACTCCATACGGAAACTGTTCCTATAACAGGAATCCTTATATAAAGGGAACTGCTCGGCGGTTGGTACTCTGCCAATGCATCAATGGAAACTCCATAGAATTTAGCGATAGCTATTGCATTATCCAACGAAGGGGAATATTCTCCCTTTTTCCATTTTCCTACGGCTGTATCGCTTACGCCCAACGCATTGGCAAGGGCTAAATTCGATGTCCCATTTTCAAGCATTAGTCTATTGAGATTTTCAACGAATGACATTTGTCACCTCATTCTTATGACATATGTAACTATCACAAAACTCCAACATATCTTGACATCATTGCAATGTTGGAGTAAGATAGAGGAGTAGAGAGTAATCGGCATAACTTTACCAGAGCAACCGCCGATTACCCCCAAAACCTACAACGACACTCGAAGGGAGTGCCATCATATTAACCTCGCAAACCTATTTTAAAACACTCCCTTCCTGATGTCAATGCTGACAAACATCATAAGAAAGGAGTGTATTTATTTTGGAAACCCCCACGAAAAGCTATAAACCCAAAGAAGTGGCTGAAAAGCTGGGCTGTACTACGGAGAACATTTACCGCTTAGTGAAGTACGGTCAACTAAAAGCCTTCTACATTGGCAAAAAGCGGAATATGCGTATCACAGATAAAGACCTACAGGATTTTCTGGAACGCATGGAAGTACGCAAAAAGGAATTTGCTGATGGATAAGACTGACCTTTATTGGCAAAGGCAGTTAGGAGAGTTGGAACGCAGGGTCGAAAAACTTGAAGCTGAAGCAGAAGCACGAAGGGCAAACCCGACTAACGATTCTGACTACTACACAATAAACGAATTTGCCAAAGCATTAGGAGTAAGCCGTTTGACCGTCAGCAGGAGAATCCGAAGCGGAATTATCGAAGCGGTAAAAATCGGGAAAACGTGGCGAATACCACGGACTGAATTAGGAAAGATATTTGGAGAATGAATATGAAACTGACAGCAGAAGTCGAACTGAAAAGCATACATGACCTTGTTTTGCTGGACACGCTTATTGACGCATGGAAAGCAAAATGGGAAAAAGAAGATAAGGAATTGAAGTATGAAGATGCCGATGAAGAATCAGATGATTGTGACGATGAATCCTGTGAAGACCTTGACGATGCCGATGCGAAAGCGCATGAAGAAGCACTCGCCAAATTCGCAAAATGTTTACGGGATTCTGGTATCGCTGATATTAGCTTTACTTATTGCGGTTCAACAAAACCTCATATGAAAAAGAAATAAAAAACGCCTGTAACCTATTGGCGTAGATTACAGGCTCAGAACGGAAAGGATTTCATTGACAAAAAGGATTATATCATGAATAACGAATTAGCAACTAAGCCCACGGCGGAAATGACTTCCGCAATCGAACAGGTAGTAATTGACGGTGACCTCTCCAAACTCACCGCAGAACAGAGATTGTCCTATTACAAGACAGTCTGTGAATCCGTAGGGCTGAACCCCTACACTCGCCCCTTTGATTACATTCGGCTGAACGGCAAGCTCACGCTTTACGCTCGGAAAGATGCAACTGACCAACTCAGAAAACTGAATAATGTCAATATTGACGATTGTTCCGTGAATGATGACGGGGATTGGTTTGTGGTGACAGTCAAGGGTTCCGATGCCACAGGGCGTAAGGATGTAGAAATCGGTGCGGTCAACAAAAAAGATATGCAAGGCAATTATGGCAATGCATTAATGAAAGCAGTGACCAAAGCGAAAAGACGTTTAACCCTTTCCCTTTGTGGTCTTGGCTGGCTGGATGAAACAGAAATCGAAACCATCCCCTCTGCACAGGCTGTTATCGTGGATGATTCAGGAAACATCGCAGGGCAAGCGAGAATTGAAAATAACAATGTTTTCAATACGCAAAGGATAAATAATACCCCTATGCTGGAAAAGCCCGTAGAAGCGCAGGAAAAGCCTGTATTTGATGAAACGGAATTACTCCGTAACTGGAAGCACCGTGCCGACCTTCCGTCCATGACCTTAGAGGATGCCTGTCAGGTAGTCGATGGAAAAGGAAAAGAATACGGTACGCATACCGTGGAGCAACTTTTCTACATGATGAACGCAATCACGAAAAAACTTCCTACCCTGAAAACTCAGGAAACAAAGGATGTTTACATGATGAAGCTCAGTGCCATCAATGAAATCCTTTCAGCGAAAGCTAACGCACAGATGGCATTGGAAACTCCGAAGGACCCGTTTGTAAAGGGGGAATAAATGGCACACGTTGTAAATGAACAGACATCTGAGATTTCTCAGAAGATAAAGCATCAAATCTGTCAGGCGAAAGTCAAGGCTTGGGATAAAAGAATCGGGGCTAACTCCATGAAGATTTACACAATGTATTTTGAAATGCGTTGTGATTTCGATGACGAAAAGGACCCTGAAGGTGTGGTCAAGACCTGTTGCCAAAAAATCCTGAACTCCCTTGGGTATTGCTTTTACTGCCTAATCAAATATGACATAGCAGATTATGAATACGATGCGGAAGAAACCTTCCTGCAAGTAGAAGAATAGTTTTATTCGTATTGCACTCCTGAAAACGAAGGGGACTGTGTGGATGCAGTCCCCTTCAAGGAGAGGAAAAATGGCAACGAGAAGAATGATTTCATCAATAGTTTTAGAGTCGGACGCTTTCCTTGAATTGCCTTTGAGCAGTCAGGCTCTTTACACTCACTTAATTCTGCAAGCCGATGCATGGGGATTCCTCTCAAACCTGAACAATACGAGAAGAATGATTGGAGCGACACAGGAAGATGTGGACTTTCTGGAGAAAACAGGGTTTATTATTCGGTTCAAAGGAACTCCAACGGTTTGTATAACACACTGGAATATGATGAACACCCTCAAAGAAAAGGGGAAATCAGAATTTCCAGAAAAGAAACTTGTCAAGTTGGATGGTGGGGTTTACTTCCTGCGGTCAACAAAAGACATATTAGATGACGATGAAGATGAGGACTAAATGATTACAAGAGAAAATATTGCGAACATGATGGATTTATTGGTAACGGCATACGGATTCAAAGCGTTTCCGACAGACAACCCTCAGAAAATGAAAAAGACTGTAGACCTTTGGGCAATCATGTTTGAACAGGATGACCCGAAAGAAGTGCTGGTTGCGGTAAAGGACTGTATTGCTACCTTGCAGTTTCCCCCGAAAATTGCGGACATCAAAATGCGTATCGCACAGAACCGCTTGGCTGGTCAGATGACTGAAACTGAAGCATGGGCATTGATTCGGAAAGCTGTTGAGGATGCCACAAGCAGAGAAAAGGCACAGGAGATATTTGACAATCTGCCGAAAATCATACAGCGGACAGTAGGAAGTCCATCACAGCTTAGAGGTTGGAGAGTTGTAGACGATTCCCAATTTGAGACTGTAGTAGCAAGCAACTGCCAGAGGACCTACAGGATGTTGGCTGAAAAAGAAGCTGGATACCATGCCCTCACTCCTGATGTTCAGCAAGCGGAGCAGTGGAGAATCGACAAGCCGAAGCAAGCGGAACTGCCAGAACCAGAAAAGCCTAAGAAGGTGAAGTTTGAAAAGCCCGATTGGATGAAACGGCGTGAAGCAAATGGAGAGGTGTTTGAATGACTATTACTCCTGTATTAGATAAAGCTACAGGGTACAACGTAGCGACAGATGAAGCTGTGATTCTTCAGGAAGATGTGGATTGGATGAAAGAACTCATCGGAAACATTCGGAACACAAAAGACAGCAGAATCATTCGGGATGCTGAAAAGGATTTCCACGATGAAATGCTGGAACGGTATGGGGGAAAGGTGGCAGGGGAACTCCTGTTGAGAGTATGGAAACACACAGCAAAATAAAACGATGCCCTTTATGTGGTGGGATTGCTTTCACAGGTGTAACAGAACCACTATATCATGTGAAATGTTACGGTGACTGCAAAATTCGGGAATACGGGAAAACGAAAGAAGAAGCAATAGAGAGGTGGAACGCTATGACGAAAGAACAAGCAATGAAGAAATTCAAAAACCAGACCCTTACAGGGGAAGAGCTTGCGGAACTTTTGGAAAAGAGAATCGCAGACAGAGAACTGACAAAAGAAGAAGCAGAGGATGAATATCAGGATTATATGCATCGCTGGGAAAGATGGCAGGAGTGGTAAGATGGGCGAAATCAACAGAAAACTATTCGGTAAAACGGCTATGACCTCGGCAGAATCTTTGAAGCACGCTGATATGTTTTGCGAAGTGCTGAAAGAGCTAACACCATACGACCAATATGTAGTAAAAGACCAGCGGAATATGCTTGCTGACTGTGTTCATGCCCTTGGAGAAAAAGGTGCTACAGAACTCTTGGGTAAGCTGGGCGTTTGGCTGGTCCTGCACAATGTTCATTCCGCTCAACGATGAGCGTGTCGTATTCAAACCTTTTATAAGCATTGTGGGGATGTACCCCGTGCCACTGGAATGTTAGAGGAGGACTCCTAAAACTGACTCTTTTTTTACCAACTATCCTACAAGGTACAAAAATCCTGTTGCCTACTCTGGGGAAACCAGCGGAGTAGCTTTTTTGAGAAGTGAAGCGGAATGAGCGAAGATAAATATTGGTGGAATAAAAACAGAGCAAAACAACTGATTCGATTTGACGGTCTGAAGTATGGGAACATCACCCCGACAGATATAGACGGTCTTATCGAATACCAGAATAAATTATGGGTATTGTTTGAAGCGAAGTATGCCGATAAAGATGTTCCGAACGGACAGAGATTGGCATTGGAGAGATTTGTACAAAATGTAAAAGGTGCTGGTAAGCATGGGATTGCCATGATAGTACAGCATGACGTAAAAGATACGGGAAAGGAAGTATTTTTGGGAAGTTGTAAGGTAAGGGAAATATATACTACTGAAAATCCGAATTGGAAAACGATAAATTTTCCGATAACGGCAAAGATAATGTCCGATATTTACATAAAGTTATACGAGTGAGGTAATATGTATCCACATTTTATTGAGGTACACGACATAGAAGATGAACAGGATGTAATGTCTATCAACATAGACAACATCTGCAATTTTCATGTCGATAAAGATGGTATGACGGTTATCAGAACAATTGGTAATATCTATTACTTTATCTCAGAATCCTACGATGAAGTAAAGAAGCTCATTACCGATTCAGGATGTCTCATCCAGATGGGTGACCCTCGGCTGGACACGAAGCATCCGCTGACGAAAGAAGATATAAAAAATATGGGTGTCGGAGAACCTGTTTGGCATAGCAACAAAATGATGTGGTACATCATTAGTGAATGGAGCGATTTAGAAAGTTTCTATGTATGCCTAATGAGTCACAAGAACTATATCGACATGAATGAGGAAGACCTAATCAAAACCCCATTGTACAGAATGAAGGTGACCGATGAATCCGCTTGACCCATGTCCTTTTTGTGGGTCTGACCATGTCGGCATTGCTGATAGATGGACGATAGACCATAAGCAACAGTTCGCTGTTTGGTGCTACGAGTGCCAGAATCACAGCACTTGGCGGTATGCCAAAGAAACGGCTGTTGCTGAGTGGAAGATGGCTTGTGAAAGAGCGAAGGTAGTTGTACCGATGAGAGGTGAATGATGCAGTGGTATTTGTTCATGGGATTTCTCGTATCGACATTGGCGTTTTACCTTCTTGGCGATAGAGACGGGGAGAACAGAAGCATAGACGGGTTGATTATCTGGCTTGTCATCAATGGCACAATATTGGTTTGGCTTGTTGCGACATGGTGGGCAAAGAGGTGAAGATGGAAACGCTACCGATTGATTTTTGGCTTGGCACGATTGGTTTACTGATTGCTTTTTACATTATCGGGCGGGGGTTACTAATTGCGGTAATGATTTCCTTTATGACTACAACTACTGTCCGTGGTGTGGTGTCCACAAAGACCAGAAGACCCTAAAAGATTACATGAGCGAAGAAGATAGCGCATTGACAAAGGCTATCAAAGAACAGCTTCATAATGATTGTAAAGCCTGTCAGGAAAGTGGATACGAACTAATGGATTGCCCATTTTGTCCGGGGAAAATGATGAAACATTTTTGTGATTATGTAAAGGAGAATTGTGACAAAGTACAACGCCAAGAAAACGGTGATTGATGGGATTACCTTTGCGAGTCAGCTTGAGGGAGAGAGATTTAAACAACTCAAGTTATTGCAACAGGCAGGAGAAATTGAAGGGCTTAAGCTACAAGATGAGTTCCAGATTGCGAGAGGTTGGATAAACCCTGAGACAGGAGAGAAAATCAAGAGCGCATTTTATATTGGAGACTTCACTTACTTTGATAACCGCACTATGCGATGGATAGTCGAGGACACTAAAGGACAGGAGACAGATTTGTTCAGGCTGAAGTGGAAGTTAGTGCAGAGTCAGTACAGGGATTACGAGTTCAGGAAAGTGACGAGGGATGAGGTATGAGCGAACTGAAACCCGTCCGCTGCGGATGCGGCGGAGAAGCAAAGGTGGATTGGACGGTCATCAATGGCGCATACATGACAGGAGTTGTCTGTCAAAAGTGCGGGATGAAGACAGCGTCTTTTTATGACAGAGATGATAAAGACAAAGTTATCGCCGAAGCAATCGAAGTATGGAATCGGGCAATGGGAAGTACCGAGAAATCCTCGACAGTTGAGCGGACTGCGAAGGTGGTTGAGCATGATGCAAGTGTTACCGACACAGATGGTTACAAGTATCATCGGTCTGAATACCTCTGCGGTGCTTGCAAAAAGAAGGTAATCGGTGGTGACGATTACTGTTCGCATTGTGGGGCGAAACTAATTTGGAATGATGAAGATATTCCGATGGAGTATTTTGAAAATGGGGGAATATGAGTGAAGACCTTATCCGCAGACAGGATGCGAGAAATGCCGTGAGGAATCTTGGGGATGACTATGTGGCAAGGCTGAAAATGCTGTTGTTGATAGAAGAACTACCATCTGCAGAGTCAGAGCGGACAGCTAAAGTGATTGAGTTGGATAAACGAAGCGAAACTATGATGGGATGGGAAGGAAAGTGTAGTAACTGCGGTTCATACACTATTCACGAGATGGATTACTGTCATGGATGCGGAGCAAGATTGGAGTGGGAATAATGAAGACGTTAGCAGAAGTAGTGTTCGCAAGAGCATGTTGCGATGAAGACAAGGACATCGAAGAGCTTAGCTGTAATAGATGCCCTTACCATAACTTGAACAGGGGCTGGCTTGAATGTGCGAGACAGCTTGTCAAGGACGAAAGCATATACCTAAAGAAGTACCTGAATGAATTACAGAAGGGGAAAGTAAGTGGAGAATACTATAATGCGTGGCGTGAGGATCAAAACAAAATCCGTGACCTGACTGTAAACATGGAGAGACTTCAAGATAAGATAAGAGCGTTAAAGGAGAACGCATATCAAGTTGGGTATAACGAGGGCGTAAAGGATGGTAAGGAATACGCTATTGATGACGGTTGGACATATCAAGGTGGCTCATGACCCTAACGATACCTCTCGGTGCGTTCATCCTACTGTGGGTGATACTTGCGATACTCTCATGGCATTGGTTTAAATGAAAATAGCCCCTTTCGGGGCTATTTTCTCGGAGGTATCAAAACGCACATGAAGAAGTTGTTTTACCAAATTCTATTATATCATGTAAGCAATTAACAATCAACTAAATAAATGCAAAAAACTCCTATAGTAAAATAGATATAGAGAATTTGGGCTGGTAATATACCAGAAGAAAGAAGAGAGAGGTGAAACATGAGTGAGATTGAAAAGAACGAAATGCTTGAAGCGGTTGAATGTGGAGAAGCTAAATTCCAATACGTTCAGCCCCGTTGGAAAAGCTGGGCAGTTTGGGTTTCTGTTCTCGGTGCGCTGTGGACTATCGCTAATGCCGTTGGTCTTACGGATAAATGGGGGATTCAGGAATCCACGTTCAAGACCGTCGTTGATGCAGTCGGCGTGATACTGATGGGTTTCGGCATCCTCAACGACCCGACAAATCCTGTGGCGTTCTGAAATGAGTACAGGCGGTTTAGCAGGAATCGGAGCAATAACGGTTTGCGTTATCGTTTGGCTTTTCAATTGGGCATTACGCTCGGCTGAAAGACAAACGAATTTGCGCTGGGACAAGAAAGAAGCAGATGACAGGGAATTTCGTAAGGAGCAGATAGAGGACACATTCCAGCAGATGCGAGGTATGGAAATTCTCAGCAACAGTCTTGCGGTAATCATGAGACATATGATTACAGGTGACCATATAGAAGACTTGGAACGGGCGCAACAACAGCTTGAAGCATACCAGAATGAGAATAATACCAGACTGATGCGGAAAGCGGCAAAATACAATCTGAGGTAA